TGCCAGGCGGGCGACGGCGCATGATCGGGTTTGTGTGTCGATGACGGTGCAGATCCTCGACGCCAAGGGCCAGCCCATGCGTCAGCGGACTTCCCCGCTCGCGCTGACCAGTCGCAGCAACGTGCCCTATGATGCGGCTGATCGAACCGGCGCGCATGTCGCTGACTGGAACCCGTACCTCTGGTCGCCCGACGGCGAGCTCAACGGTTGGCGGGACACCATCGTGTCGCGCATGCGCGATCTTGTCCGCAACGACGGCTGGGCATCGGGGGCAATTACCCGCGTGCTCGACAACGCCGTCGGCGCCAATTTTCGCCCGATTGCGAAGCCCGACTGGAAGGCCCTTGCCTATTACACCGGGATCAAGGCGTTCGATGCGACCTGGGCGAATGAATATGCCAAGGCGCTCGACGCCAGCTATCGTACCTGGGCGCTCAGCGATGGGCGTTGGTCGGACGCGCAGCGTCGCCTGACCATCCCGCAGATGTATCGGGTGGCCTTCCGTCACCGGCTGGTCGACGGCGACAACCTCATCATGTCGCAATGGCGACCGGAGCGCTGCGCTCCCGGCAAGGCGCGCTACGCGACGGCGATGCAGCTGATTGATCCCGACCGCCTATCGAACCCCAACATGGGTTTCGACCAGCAGCATTATCGCGGCGGCGTCGAGATTGATGACGATGGCGTCGCGATCGCCTATCACATTCGTGCAGCCCACCAGGGTGACTGGTTCGCCGGTTCGCGGGCCTATCGCTGGGACCGGATCGAGCGGGAGACCGAATGGGGTCGCCCCGTCATGATCCACGATTATGACAGCGACCGCGCCGACCAGCACCGTGGCGGGGTCGGCATCCTCGGCCCGGTCGTCCAGCGGCTGAAAATGCTGTTCCGCTATGACGTCGCCGAGCTCGACGCCGCCATTCTGAATGCGATCTTCGGCGCGTGGCTGGAAAGCCCGCTGGACCCGGAGTTTGCGGCAGAGGCGTTCGGCTCGGGCGGGGACGACGACCAGGGCGGCGGTGGCATCGGCGAATTCCAGGCGAACCGTGCCGATTACCACCGTGACGCTCGCATTCGCATCCCTGGCGCCGGGCCCAACCTGCCCCAGCTGTTCCCCGGCGAGGCGCTGAAACAACTCGACAACAAGCGGCCGACCTCGAACTTCATCGCGTTCGAGAAAGCCGCGCTGCGCAACGTCGCGCAGGCGGCGGGCATGTCGGCGCAGCAGGTCAGCAACGACTGGTCTGACGTCAACTATTCGTCCGCGCGCGGCGCGATGCTTGAGTTCTGGAAGACGATGACCCGGCGGCGCGACGACTTTGCGACGGGAACCTGCCAGCCGGTCTACAGCTGCTTCGTCGAAGAGGCGCACGAGATCGACGACGTGCCACTTCCCGCTGGCGCGCCCGAGTTCTTCGAGTTCCGGGAGGCCTATGCCCGCGCGAAGTGGATCGGGCCCGGCCGTGGCTGGATCGATCCGGTTAACGAAGTGAAGGGCGCGATCCTTGGCATGGATTCGGCGCTCATGAGCTATGACGACCTTTGCGCCGAACAGGGCATCGACGGCGACGACATGATCGCCGAGCGCGCGCAGACCATCAAGCGGTTCAAGGAAGCGGGCGTGCCGCTCCCGACATGGGCGGGGATCATGCCCGGCGGTGATACCGCCGGATCGGGCACCCCCGCAGGCCAGACCATTCAAGATCCGGAGGCACGCTGATGCAGTTCGCGCACCTGGCGACCCGGCTGTTCAACACGCCGATCGCTATCCATCCCCGCAAGGCCGAAATCGCAATTGGCGCGCTGGCTGAGCGCCTGGGCATCACCAGTATCGCCCATGCCGACGGCCGCCCAATGCGGCCTGGCGCTTGGTATGACGATGACGACGATTTCCGCTCGTCGCGCGAGACGCGGCACGATCCGGGGTATGACGTGCTCGACGGCGTCGCGGTAATCCCGGTCAGCGGTACGCTGGTTCACAAGCTCGGCCAGCTGCGTCCCTATTCCGGGATGACCGGCTATGACGGTATCCGGCAAGCTTGGCTGACCGCTCAGGATGACCCGAACGTCAAGGCGATCGCCGAGCTCTATGACAGCGGCGGCGGCGAGGTCGCGGGTTGCGCTGACCTGTTCGAGACCAAGCTCGCGATGCGCGGCAACAAGCCGACTTGGGCGATCCTGTCGGAAAGCGCCTACTCCGCCGCCTATTGGTTGGCATCGGCTGCCGATAAGGTCGTGGTGCCGCGTACCGGCGGCACGGGATCGATCGGCGTCATCTGCATGCACGTCGATATGTCCGAGGCGCTCAGCAAAGCCGGTTTCAAGGTCACCTTCATCACCTCGGAGGGCGCGGATCGGAAGACGGATGGCCATGCGGAAATCCCGCTGAGCGTCGACGCCCTCAAGCATTTCCAAGCGGAAATCGACGCGATGGGCGCGATCTTCGCGGACTCGGTTGCCCGCGCGCGTGGGCTGACCCCGGAAACGGTCACCGGCTTTGCCGCCGGGACCTTCATGGGCGCCGCTGGCGTCACGGCTGGCCTCGCCGATGCCGTGATGGCGCCCGAGCAAGCGTTCGCCGCGCTCCTCGCCGAAGTCGCCTGACAACCCGGAGAACACCCCAATGAAGACCAACCCGTTCGCTGGCCTGATGGCCGGCTTCCGAGGCGCGCGCGCCGATGATGACAAGGGCAATGACGACGAGGCCCGCCAGGCGCGCCGCGCCGAGGAGGATGAGCGTCGCCAGGAGGAAGACGCCCGTCGTGCCGAGGAAGACGATCGTCGGCAGGAAGAGGACGCGCGTCGCGCCGAAGAGGATGGCACGTCCGACGACGACATGGCCAAGCGCGCCGATGACGAGGAGCAGGACCCCGAGGCCGACGCCGGCGACGATGCCGACGAAGCCGAAGAGGGCATGGACGACAAGGAAGCGTCCGCGTTCCGCCGGGGCCTCGCGATTGGCCGCAGCCGCGAGAACCTGCGCGCCTCGCGCATTTTCCTGAACGCGGCCAATGGCGGCGGTCGTGTCGACCTCGCGGCGACGCTTGCGTTCACCACGCGCAACAGCAGCGCGGCGGCCGGGCGTATCCTTGGCTCGGCCGGTGCCGGTCAGTCGACGCGCAGCCGCACGCTCGACCAGCGCATGGGCAACCGCACCGACGCGCGTCCCGGTGCGGGCGGCGGCAAGCCGTCCGGCAAGGTCAGCCTCGCTGACAAGCTGGCGGGCGCCAAGTCCAAGATCGGCCGCGCCTGATCCTTCTTCTCTTGGAGACCTGAAATGGCCCTCACCCCGACCAACTATGGGAACAACCCGTTCCAGCCCGGCGTCGCTCAGGACGTCTTTGTGCCCGACCAACTGGTCGCAGACCTGCGCACCGTCATCACGCACGGTCAGCGCACCATTACCGGCGGCGCGTATTACAAGCGCGGCACCGTGATGGGCCGTATTACCGCCAGCGGCAAGCTGACGATCGCGACCGCAGCGGCAGCCGACGGATCGCAGACCCCGGTCGAAATTCTGGCAGACGATGTCGATGCGACCGGCGGCGACGTCAATGGCGGGACCTATGGCGGCGGCGAGTTCAACGCCAACGCCGTGATCCTCGGTGCGGGCATCACCCTGGCGGCGGCGCGCGACGCGCTCGCGGCCAACCGCATCTTCCTGCGCACCCCCGTTTCGGCCGCCGATCCCACCTGATCGACCGCCGCTTCCCTTGACCTTATGCCCGCCGTGATGCGGGCTTTCCTTGGAGCCCCATCATGGCGGACAACCTGAGCTATACGACTGCCGAGATCGTCGGCGTCGTCCCCAATCTGAAGGTCTCGCAGAACTTCCTGCTGGACCGCTTCTTCGGTCACATCGTCGAGCACGATACCGAAGAGGTCGCGATCGACGTCGACGTCGGCCTGCGCCGTATGTCGCCTTTCTGCTCGCCCATGGTCGAGGGCAAGCTGGTGGAACAGCGGCGCTACCTGACCAACAAGTTCAAGCCCGCCTACATCAAAGACAAGCGCGCGCCCGACCTGAACAAGCCGGTCCGCCGCGCGATCGGCGAGCGCATCGGCGGCGAACTGAGCGGCGAGGAGCGGATGCTCCTCAACCTCGAATTCGAGATGGCCGATCAGATCGACATGGTGAACCGTCGCCTCGAATGGATGGCGTCGAGCGCCCTCCAGACTGGCACCATCACCA